GCAGGCCCGCATCAACGGCGGGCAGGAACCCGACCCGGCCGACCTGGCCGACCTGGCCCAAGCCCGAGAGACTACCGAGGCCGCCGCCCGCCGGGCGGAACGGCCCGAGGTGCTGCCCGCCCGCCGACCCGACCCGCCCGCCCTGGCCGCCGGCGAGGTGGCCCTCACCCCGGCGCAGAAGGAACTCATCGCCCAACTCAACCCGACCGCGACGGCCGGGGAACTCGCCGTCTTCTTCTACCAGGCGGCCCGCACCGGCCTCGACCCGATCGCGCATCAGATATACCTGGTGAAGCGCCGCACCTCCGGCGGGCAGGACCGCATGACCATCCAGACCGGCATCGACGGCTACCGCCTCGTCGCCGCCCGCACCGGCCTCATGGCCGGCTCCGACGATCCGACCTTCGACGGCGAGATCGACGACGACCGCTGCCAGGGCGGCACCCGCCCCTTCGCCGCCACCGTCACCGTCTACCGGATAGCCGCCGACGGGCACCGCTACCCGTACACCGCGACCGCCCGCTGGGACGAGTACGCCCCCGACCTGCGGGAACCCGCCGGGTTCATGTGGGCGAAACTGCCCTACCTGATGCTCGGCAAATGCGCCGAGGCGCTCGCCCTCCGCAAAGCGTTCCCCGCCGAACTCTCCGGCATCTACACCGACGCCGAGATGGACCAGGCCCGCGGCGCCCTCGGCGGCGGGGAGGCCGAACCCGACACCACCGTCTACGTGCCGAACGCGCAATGCCCCACCTGCGGCAGCCGCATCATCGACCGCAGCACCGACCCGGACCTGGGGGAGAAGCCGCCCTACACCTGCTCCAACCGCCGCTGCGAAGGCGGCGGCAAGCGCAAGCGGGGCGACGGCCGCTGGCCCTGGGCCGCCTATAGCCTCGCCGACATTCCCATCCAGAGGGACGCCGGCGACCCCGCCGGGGAGCCGCAGAGCACCAGCACCTACGACCGGATCGTGCAGGCGGTCGCCCGGTTCACCGGCGGCGACCTCCTGGTCGCCGAAGCGGTCGTCGAGGACACCGCCGCCAGCATGGGCCTCGACCCCCGCACCGTGGAAGGCGGGAAGGCTAACCGGCTCATGGCCGACTCGGTACGGGCCGCCCGCCTCGGCGGCCAGCCCGGCAACGGCTACCAGTGAGCATCCCCCGAGGGGGCCGGGCCCGGCCAGCCGGGAGGTTGGGGAAGGCGGGCCCGACCCCCGACGGGTACGCTCTCAGCCTATGCCGACCCGCTACGACCCGCCCCTCACCCTCGCCGAACGCCGCCGACGGCGGGAACGCCTCGCCGCCGCCCTCGACCTGGCCCGGGAGGACACCGACGCCAGGGCCACGCTGCGCCGAGCCATCGCGGCCATGGACGCCCGCTGCCGGCAGACCGGCACCTGACCCGCTACCATCCGACCACCACCACCTAACCGCCGCCGGGAGGGCCCACCACCACCATGCCCGAACGCAGCAGCCACCTCACCGCCGACGCCTACTTCACCGTCATCCCCGAATGGGTGCTCTGGCACCGGGACCTCTCCGACCGGGCCGTCCGCTTGTACGGCACCCTCCGCCGCCGGGCAGACCAGCAGGGGGAGGGCGCCTTCCCCGCCCGGAGCACCCTCGCCGAACTGCTCCGCTGCTCCCTCGACTCGGTCGACCGGGCCCTCCGGGAACTCCGCGACGCCGGCGCCGTCACCTGGGAGCGCCGCCTGGACCCGGCCGGCGACCCGACCTCCAGCCTCTACACCGTCCACGCCGCACCCGTGCGGCAAGGTAGCCGCACCTCTGCGGCCACCTGTAGCCGCACCGACGCGGCCACGGGTAGCCGCACCCGTGCGGCACAAGTAGAGAGCCCCTCTGAACGAGAGCCCTCTGATCCACACCTTGCGGCCGCCGCACCGCAGCGGCCGCAAGGCGGGAGCGGGGAAGCCGAGGCGGCCCCACGGTCCCTACCGACCTCGGCCCGCTCCCACGTCTCGGACGTGGACCCCGACTACCCGACCGCCGCCGAAGCCCTGGGCCCCGGCTGCCGGGAACCCGGCTGCGACCGGCACCAGGGCCACCGGGGCCCGCACCGCAACCCCTGGTGGGACGCCATCGCCGAAGCCGTCTACCCGGGGGAGGGCATCCCGGAGCACCAGGAGAAACTCGCCGGCCGCCTCGCCGCCAGGGCGAGGAAGGCGGGGCATCCGCCGGAGCGCATCCTCGAAGCGGCCGACTGGATACACACCACCTGGGGCCCCGACCGTCTCACCCTCGGCTGCCTCAACCAGCATTACGAACGGGCGACGGGGGAACTCGCCCGGAACGCCGACCAGGTCCGCCGCCGCCTCACCGCCCGCCTGCCCCGCCGCGGCCCGGCAGGCCCCAGCCACGTCCACCAGTGGGCGCCGCACCATAAGCGGCCCGACCTGCAGGTCTGCACCGTCCCCGGCTGCCCCGAAGGGCAAAGGACCGCCAGCGCATGAGCACCCGCGACGACTGGAACACCCGCCACCCGACCCCGCCCGGCAGGCCGCCCGGCAGGCCGCCCGGCAACCCCGCCAGCCCCCCTCCCCTTTTCACCGACGACGGGACACCCGCCCCCGATATCGCCGGGGAGATCACCCTCAGCGGCCACGGCCGCATCCGCACCGCCCGCAGCCTCAACCCCGAGCAGGACCTGACCGCCCGCTTCCTCGCCTTCCACCAGGCCCACCCCGACGTGTACCAGCGACTCCGGGTCCTCGCCCTAGAAGGCCGCCGGGCCGGCCGCACCAGGGGCAGCATCGCCATGCTCTACGAAGTGGTCCGCTGGGAAGGCTGGCTACTCCACGGCATCCCCGACGAGGGGGAGCACCGCCTCAACAACTCCTACCGCAGCCGGTACGCCCGGCTCATCATGGAAGCCGAACCCGACCTGGCCGGCTTCTTTGACACCCGGGAACTACACACCACCTAACGAAAGGAACACCATGCCCGAGCCTCGCCTGCCCGTCGACCTGCCCCCCGCCCTCACCACCCTCCACCTATCCGGCCAGGGCCTCATCGCCGCCGACCTCGAGGTCGACCAGGAGATCGTGCTCCTGGTCAAAGCCACCGTCCGCAAGGCCGGCATGGCCCACGACGCCGACGGCCCCCCGCACCCGTTCGCCACCGCGCAGGCCGAGACCGTGCGCCTCCTCGCCGACGGCGAAGGCGCCAACCTGCTCGTCGGCCTCACCGCCACCCTGGAGACCGCCGGCGCCAGCGCCGTCGCCGACGACCGCCGCCGCCGAGCCCGGAGCAGCCGATGAGCCGCTGCGGCGAGCCGCTGCCCCTCGGCCTGCTGGTCCCTCTCGCCATGCTCGAGGGGAGGCCCCTCCTCGTCGCCCGGGTCGGATGGGAGGACGAGCGGGGAACCCCCCGGGAGGAAGTGCGACTCCACTGGCCGACCGGCTCCTACCTCTCCCTCACTCACGCCGAGGCCCGCCTCCTCGCGGCCAGCCTCCTCGAAGCCACCGGGCAAAGCCCCTCGGAGCCCCGGTGAGCCGCCCCCCGCGGGTCGCCTGGCGGCCCCCACCCTCCACCATCTACCACCGCATCCACGGCGGCCACGACGACGGGCAGACCCGCACCGCCGCCTGCGGCGCCATCCTCGACTGCCCGCAATACCGCAGCCTCGAGGGCCTGCCCCGGCAGGCGGAGGCGGCAGGCCGCCGCCCCTGCCGACGACCCCGCTGCCACCTCACCCCGAGGGAGCCGTGAGCCCCCGCTGGACTTACCGCCTCACCCGCACCGAGGCCCGCCTCATCGAACTCGTCGCCGCCCTCCGCCACACCGAGAACCTGGGCCGACCCAACCGCTACGGCCTCCTCGGCGACGGCCGCGACCAGGAGGCCCTCGGCTGCTACGGGGAGTACTGCGCCGCCGCCCTCCTCAACCTGTTCTGGAAGCCCGTCGCCGGCAACCCCTGGCTCGAATGCCCCGTCGACATCGGCAACCCAGCCGGCCGCCTCCAGGTCCGCACCAGCCTCACCGGCCACCTCTACCTCCACCCCGCCGATAAGCCCACCGACCTGTTCGTCGCCGTGCGCCGCGACACCGCCTACACCTACACCATCGCCGGCTGGCTCCGCGCCGAGCAGGGGCAGCAGCCCAGCCTCTGGCGGGAGCCCCAGCCCGGCCGCCCCTGCTACGCCGTCCCCTACCGGGCCCTCAACCCCGCCGACACCCTGCCCCGCTAAGGTGCCCGCCATGCGCCGCATCACCACCCTCCGAACGGCCGTCGTTCCCCTCGACTCCATCCAGCCGCACCCGGCGAACCCCCGCCGGGGCGACGTCCAAAGGATCGCCCGCTCCCTACAGGCCCACGGCCTCTACCGGCCCCTCGTCGTCCAGCAGTCGACCGGGCACGTCCTCGCCGGCAACCACACCTGGCAGGCCGCCGCCCACCTCGGCTGGAAGCGCATCACCGTCGTCAAAGTCGACGTCGACGACGACCAGGCCCGCCGCATCCTCCTCGTCGACAACGCCGCCTCCGACGCCGCCACCTACGACACCGACGCCCTCACCGCCCTCCTCGCCGACATTGGCCGCAGCGCCGACCGCCTCGAAGGCACCGGCTACGGCCCCGACGACCTGGCCCGCCTCCTCGCCCCGCAAGTAGCCGCCCAACCCGACCAGCCCGACCAGCACCTCGGCAGCCTCGCCGCCGAGTTCGGCTGGCCCCCCTTCTCCGTCGTTGACACCCGGCAGGGCCCCTGGCTGGACCGCAACCGCTACTGGCGCACCCTCGGCATCCGCCCCGAAGTTGGGAGGGAGCACGCCGACGGCGCCTACGACACCGCCCCCACTAACCCCGTGTCGGCGAAGATCCTGGACATGCAGGGCGGCCTCTCCCTGTTCGACCCGACCCTCTGCGAACTCGTCTACCGCTGGTACTGCCCACCGGGCGGCCTCATCCTCGACCCGTTCGCCGGCGGCCCCGTCCGGGGCATCGTCGCCGGCCAACTCGGCTACCGCTACCGGGGCATCGACCTCCTCCCCGAGCAGGTGGAAGCCAACCGCCGCAACACCGCCGAACTGCCCTGGCCGGCGGGCACCGAGCGGCCCACCTGGGACTGCGCCGACGCCGCCCAAGCCCTCACCGGCCGGAAGGCCCCCGGCCTCGCCGACCTCCTGTTCTCCTGCCCCCCCTACTACGACCTCGAGGTGTACTCCGACCAGCCCGCCGACCTGAGCCACATGAGCCCCGACGACTTCGACCAGGCCCACGCCGACATCATCGGCAAAGCCGTCAGCCGCCTACACCCCGACCGTTTCGCCGTCTGGGTAGTCGGCGACGTCCGCGACCCGGACGGCTACCCGCGCAACCTGGCCCGCAAGACCATCGACGCGTTCACCGCAGCAGGGGCCCGCTGGCACGATGAACTCATCCTCGTCAAACCGGCCGGCACCGCCCCCCTCCGCGCCGGCACCCCCATGCGGACTAACCGCCGCCTGACCCGGGTCCACCAGCACGCCCTCGTCTTCCTGAAAGACCACGCCGCCCACGACCGGGCCCTCGTCTTCGTCAAAGGCACCCCCCGCAAGGCAGCGAAAGCCGTCAACCCCCCCGACACCCCGCCCTCCAAACCCCGGAAGGACAAGCCCGCATGACCCGCCCAGCCACCGGCACCGACGACCTGGGCCTCACCCGCGTCGACCGGCACGACACCGCCGCCGGGCCCATCTGGGTGAAGCGGGACGACCTCTACTCCTACGGCGGCCTCAACGGCGGCAAAGTCCGCACCTGCGCCCGCCTCGTCGACCAGGCCGCCCGCCGGCACGCCCCCGGGGTGGTGACCGCCGGCGCCTCAGACTCCCCACAAGTCGAAATCGTCGCCCGTGTGGCCCGCCTGCGAGGCCTCCAAGCCCGCTGCCACACCGCCGCCACCGCCGACCCGACCCCCGCCCAACTCCACGCCCTCGACGACCAGGCCGAACTCATCTGGCACCGCCCCGGCTACAACAACGTGATCGCCGCCAGAGCCCGCCAGGACGCCGCCGACCGCCACTGGCCCCTCATCCCCTTCGGCATGGAATGCGCCGCCGCCGTCGAGGAAACCGCCCATCAGGCCACCTACCTGCCCGGGCAGGCCCCCGAGCCGACCCGCATCGTCCTCGCCGTCGGCTCCGGCATGACCCTCGCCGGCATCCTCCACGCCGCCCACTACTGGCGGCCCGAGCACCGGCCCCCCATCCTCGGCATCGTCGTCGGCGCCGACCCGACCCGCCGCCTCAACCGCTGGGCCCCCGCCTGGTGGCCCGACCGGGTCACCCTCCAACCCGCCGGCAGCCGCTACCAGCGGCCCGCCCACGCCACCCTCCCCGACGGCACCCCCCTCGACCCCCACTACGAAGCCAAAGCCTGGCCCTACACCCGACCCGGCGACCTGTTCTGGGTCGTCGGCCACCGCCTCAACTAGGATCACCCCCATGCCCCCCACCGGCAGACCCCTCACCCTCACCCCCGCCCTCCAGGAACGCATCGTCGACCTCGTCAAAGGCGGCCTCGCCCCCGAACGGGCCGCCCAATCCGTCGGAGTCGGCCGCACCACCTACTACCGCTGGATGCAGCAGGGCGCCGAGGAACACCACCCGGACCCGACCGCCTACACCCTCCCCCAACTCCGCAAGATGGCCGCCGACCAGCACGTCCCCCTCGGCAACCTGGGACCCAAGCCGACCCGGGCCGCCATCGCCAACCTTCTCACCGCCCCCTCCCCCTTTCGGGACTTCCGGCACGCCATCAAAACCGCCGAGGCCGCCGCCGAAGGCTACATCCTCGGCCGCTGCATAGCCGCCGGCGGCGACGACTGGCGCATGTGGATGACCATCCTCGAACGCCGCTTCGGCTGGGTGCGGCCCGAGCCGGAGCAGCAGCCCGCCGCCGGGCAGGGCACCGTCGACCCGCACCAGGCCATCGCCGGCGCCCGCGCCCGCCTCCTGGCCCTACAGGGAGGCCGCCAGTGAAACCCGGGCAGGCCCCCGCCGCCTACGCCGTCTGCCGGCTCTGCGGCCTCGACTGCGCCACTAACCCGAACCTGGGGGAGCACCTCTCCGGCGCCCACAAGATGAGCCGGGCCGTCTACCGGCACCTCGGCCAGCCTGCCGCCCCGCCCCGGGTGCGCCGGCTCCGCTCAGGCCTTCTTATCCAGGAGCACCCGCATGCCTGACCGCTGCCACGCCACCGCCGACACCCCCAGCCGCGCCGTCGGATGCGCCGAGCCGGCCCGGCACCGGGGCCCGCACCGGCACCCGACCAGCCGCGGCGCCTGGACCTGGCGGGCCGGCAAGGCCCCCACCTTCACCCCGGAGCCCCAGCAGCCGGACTCCCCCGCCGACCCTGCCGACGACCTGCCTACATGAGCCCCCCCGTCCGGCCCCGCTGGGAGATCAACCCGCAGATGGGCCGACCCCGCCGCGTCGACGACCGCCAGATCATCCTGGCGCTCCGGCAGGGCCCGGCCACCATCCGAAGCCTGGCCCGCCGGCTCGGCATGGAACGCTCAGCCCTCTACTACCGGCTCCGCTGCCTCGAGGCGGGCGGGCAGGTGGGCCGGGACCGCTGCCTCCCGCACGGCGGCGACCTGTGGGCGGAAGCCTGGTGAAACCCCTCGACCCGGCCACCCGCGCCCTGGTGATCGAACTCGACGGCGGAGCCTGCCAGTGGCCCGGCTGCGAACACCCCGCCACCGAGATCGCCCACCTCCACTCCCGCGGCATGGGCGGCACCCCCGACGGCGCCCGCGACCATCCGACCAACCTCATGTGTGCCTGCTGGCGGCACGCCCGGTACACCGACGGGGAGACCGGCGACGGCTCCTGGGCCGAGTACGCCGACGCCCACTACCGGCTGCTCGGCCGGCAGGCCCGGCACCTGCTCGTCCACCCCGACCGGCTCGCCTACGCCCGGGCGGAGCACCTGCGGGGCCTCCTGGCAGCCCGCCGCTCCTGGGCCGACCTGCCGAACCCTACTTGACACCCCCCGCCGGGTGCCCTACCATGTGCGGCATGGGAACGCCCCCGAGGAAGGCCAGCCCGCCCCGACACCTCTCCCTTTTCTCCGGCATCGGCGGCCTCGACCTCGGGTTCCACCGGGCCGGGATGACAACCGTCGGCCAGGTAGAGAACGACCCCCGCTGCGTAAGCGTGCTGGAAAGGTGGTGGCCCAATGTGCCACGATGGGACGACGTCCGAACCTACCCCGCCGAGCCCGGAGCAGCCGACGTTGTTTCCGGCGGGTTCCCGTGTCAGGACCTCTCCGTCGCCGGGCGCCGTCGAGGCCTGGCTGGGGAACGCTCCGGCCTCTGGTGGGAGTTCCATCGCATCCTGGCTGGCAGCCGCCCCGCCTGGTGCGTTGTCGAGAACGTCCCCGGCCTGCTCTCCGCAAACCGGGGGGAGGATTTCGCCGCCCTCCTCGGGGGGTTGGCGGAACTCGGGTATAGCGTGGCCTGGCGGGTGCTTGACGCTCAATGGTTCGGAGTGGCCCAGCGGCGCCGCCGCGTCTTCGTTGTCGGCCATCTTGGAGACCACCGGGGACCTGTCCGGGTACTCGATCTCGGCCAGGGCTGCGCAGGGGATCCTCCGCCGCGCCGCGAAGCGGGGCAAGAGGTTGCCGGCACACTTGGAAGCCTCTCTAAGGGCGGTTTCCGGTCCACCGATCTAGACGGGCAAGGGGCGTGGGTGCCAACCGTCGCCTTCGCCCACAACCAGCGGGACGAGGTACGCGCGATCGGCGACCTCGCCGTGGCACTCCCAGCAGAGCACTCGGGGACCACCAGGATGGAAACCCTGCTCGCATCGACAGGGGTCCGACGGCTCACCCCGACCGAGTGCGCCCGCCTCCAAGGGTTCCCCGACCATTGGAACGACCACCTTGCCGACTCGCACCGTTACCGCCAGTTCGGCAACGCTGTCTGCGTCCCGGTCGCCGAATGGATCGGCGCACGCCTGGTAGCAGCAGCCCGCCGCTCCTGGGCCACCCTGCCCCCCCCAACCGGACACCAGCCGTGTCCTGGCTAGTCGCGCAAGCCGACGCCCGCAACCTGCCCCTAGCCGACGGGACCGCCGACCTCATCCTCACGTCGCCCCCCTACTGGGGCCTCCGGTCGTACCGTGACGGCGGGGAGCACATCGAAGGGCAGGTCGGCGCGGAGCCGTCGCCGCAGGCGTATGTGGATGAACTGGTGGGGATGATTGACTCGGAGTGGCGCAGGGTGCTGAAACCGGCGGGCAGCCTGTTCCTGGTGCTCGACGACAAGTATTCGGCGGTTCGCTCCTATCAGGTGAATCAATCCAAGTACCAGGGTGGCGCCCAAGCCACGCGAGGCGAGGACACCAGGAGCATGGCCCGCCCCAAGTCGCGGCTAGGGCTGCCCTGGCGCATCGCCCTCGCCCTCATCGACCGGGCCTGGATACTCCGCGCCGAGATCATCTGGGCGAAGCCGAACGGGCTGCCCGAGTCGGTGCGGGACCGGGTACGCCGCTCCCATGAGACCATCTTCCACCTCACCCTGAGCCCCACCTACTACTCGGCGGTGGATGAGATACGGGAGCCCTACCGCACAGCGACCGACGAGCGCGGAGCCTTCCTCGACCTCTACGGGCGCACCCCGTCGCAGAAACGGCCCGACATCGCTAACACCTGGCAGGACGACGCCCCTAGCCGCGGCCATTCGCAATCCGGCCTTGCGCAGAACACCGACCGCTTCGCGTCACCCCTCGGCCGCCTGCCCGGTTCCGTCTGGACCATCACCAGCAGCCCCCTCATCGTCCCCGACCAGGCCAAACAGCACTACCGGCTACCCGACCATTTCGCCGCCTACCCGCCGGAACTATGCCGCCGCATCATCCTCGGCTGGTCCCCCCGAGGCGGCCGCGTCGTCGACCCCTTCTGCGGGACGGGCACGACCGTCGGGGTCGCCCACCACCTCGGCCGGCAGGGCCTCGGCGTGGACCTTTCCGCCGACTACTGCCGGCTCGCCCGGTGGAGAATCGAGAGCGGCCACTTCGCCCGGGCCGAGGACCAAACCTGGGCCGACCGGCAGGAACCCCTACCGCACACCCTGCCGAACCCTACTTGACACCCCCCGCCGGGTGCCTTACCATGTGCGGCATGGCACGAAACACCACCGCCACCACCGAGGACCGGGAAGGCCCCGCCTACCCGAACCCCGAGATCATCTACACCAGGCCGACCATGACCATCGCCGGCCACTTTCCCTGCTGCGGGAACCTCGTCCGCTTCGCCATCGACCCCTACCGCCGCAAGCCGACCACCTACACCGTCCGCTGCGACCGCTGCGGCCGCTGGCACAAGGCGACCATCAGCCCCGAGCAGCAGACCAGCACCTGCCGCCGCGACGCCCTCACCTGGGAGGACCTCCGATAACCACCACCGCCATCGACACCACCCCCTACGAAAGCAGCCACGGCCGCCGACCCCGCGGCCGCGGCTCCTGGGCCTTCCAGGCCTTCACCGACCTCGGCCAGCCCTACAGCCCCATCTTCTGGGCGCAGGGCACCTACACCGAGGCCCGCCGGCAAGCCCTCCGCCACTTCTACTGGGCCTCCTGGGTCGCCGTGCTCCCCTAACGGGCCGCTCAGCCCACCATTGGCACCTAACCGGGCCCCGCCGAGGGGCCCGGCCCTGTTACACCCCGGCACCCGCCCCGGCCCGTGTGGGCCGCTACAGCGCCCCATCCGACCAGGCGCCCCACTACACTCGGCAGCATGACCACCCGCTGCGGCCTCTGCGGCGCCTACCAGCCCCTCATCCGGGGGGTCCTGGCCTGCCGGCGCTGCGACCGGGCCGACACCTGGCCCACCGCCACCGCTGCCGTCGCCGCCCGGACCAGCCGGGAGGACGTCGACCTCGACGACCCGCGGGAGAGCGGAGACCCCCGCTAACGTCGGCACGGTGACCACCACCGACCTCCTAGCCGACCTCGAAGCCGACCCGTTCATCTGGCGTCACGCCCTGTTCCCCGGCTGGCTCCAGGACGCCCACGGGCAGCCCATCGGCGACGGCCCCCACCACCGGGACTTCTGGCAGTGGGTCTGGGCCATCCGCCGAGGGCAACGCAGCGACGACTACGTCGCCGTCTGGAACCGCGGCGGCGCCAAATCAGCCAGCGCCGAGATGGCCACCGTCGCCCTCGGCGCCCGCCAGGCCCGCCGGTACGCCTGGTACGTGAGCGCAACGCAGGACTCCGCCGACGACCACGTCCTCGCCATCAGCGCCCTCCTCGAAGCCGACACCGTCGCCACCTTCTACCCGGACCTGGCCCGCCGCCGCCTCGGCAAGTACGGCAGCGCCCGCGGCTGGCGCGGCAACCGCCTCAGCACCGACCAGCCGTTCACCGTCGACGCCATCGGCCTGGACAAGGCCGTCCGGGGCCGCCGCATGGTGGAGGACCGCCCCGACCTCATCATCCTCGACGACGTCGACGACGCCCTCGACGGCCCCGCCACCACCGCCCACAAGATCACCGCCATCACGAAAAAGATCCTGCCCGCAGGGAGCGCCGACCTGGCCGTCATCGCCATCCAGAACCTCGTCCACCCCGACTCGTTCTTCGCCCGCCTCGTCGACGGCCGAGCCGACTACCTCACCCGCCGCCGCCTCTCCGGCCCGGTCCCCGCCGTCTGGGACCTCGCCTACCGGCAGGGCCCCGACCTCCGCTGGTACATCACCGGCGGCACCCCCTCCTGGGTAGGCTTCGACCTTGACCGGGCCCAAGCGGAGATGCACCAGATCGGCCTCACCGCGTTCCTCTCCGAATGCCAGCACCAGGTGGAACCCCCCGCCGGCGGCATGTTCGACCATCTCGACTTCCCCGCCCTCACCGTCGAACCCGACCAGGTGCCCGAACTAGTCCGCGCCGTCGTCTGGGTCGACCCGGCCGTCAGCAGCGCCGACGGCTCCGACTGCCAGGGCATCCAAGCCGACGCCGCCGGCACCGACGGCCGCGTCTACCGCCTCTACTCCTGGGAAGGGGTCACCACCCCGGAGGAAGCCCTCGAGCAGGCCATCCTCACCGCCGTCGACCTGGGCGCCGACTGGGTCGGCATCGAGACCGACCAGGGCGGCGACCTCTGGCGCGCCGGCTACCGGGAAGCGGTCCGGCACCTCGAACGGGAACGGCAAATCCCGAAGGGGGCCGCCCCGCCCTGCCGGGACGCGAAAGCCGGCGCCGGCGCCGGCCCTAAGACGCACCGGGCCAGCCTGATGCTCGCCGACTATGAACGGGGCACCATCCGGCACGTCCGGGGCGGCAGCGCCCCCCTCGAACGGGCCCTCCGCCGGTTCCCGAAAACGAAGCCGCACGACCTTGTCGACGCCGCCTACTGGTCCTGGGCCGACCTGCGCTCCGGGGGCCCGGTCGGCGCCAGCGCCCACGACGACCAGGTGCCCGCCCCGAAGGGCAGCCGCTCCTGGGCCGACGACCCCTACGCCGCCCCCCGCCAGTCCCGCTGGCAACAGTGAACTAGCGCACTCCCGCCCGGACCCGCCGGTTAGCATGCGCCCCATGCTCACCACCGTCCTCGAAACCGCCGGGGCCGCCGCCCTCGTAGCAGCGGCAGCCTTCGCCGCCTCCTACGCCGGCTGGCAGGCCGCCACCGCAGCAGCCCTCCTGGTAGCCGGCACCCTCGCCCTCTGGGCGGCCCGCACCCTCACCAGGAGCCCCCGACCATGAGCCTGTTCTGGACCCCGACCGCCCCCACCCGCCGCCAGAGGGAAGCGTCCGTTGTCGACACCACCCCCTACACCATCGACTCCGACGACTACCTCTACCGCGGCCTCGGCGGCACCCCCCGCGACCTGCAAGGCTCCACCCTCCGCCGGGCGCAGGACCTCTCCGTCGCCCTCTACCGGGCGAACCCGCTCGCCCACCGCATGGTCGCCATCTACCGCTCGTACATGGCCGGCACCGGCTTCAACATCGCCTGCCACAACCCCGAGGTGCAGGCCGTCGTCGACGACTTCTGGACCTCGCCCCGCAACCGGCTCGATCAGTACGGGAAGGACGACGCCCGCGACTGGCTCCTGTTCGGCGAACTGTTCCCCCCCCTCGCCCGGGACGCCGCCGGGAACCTCACCGCCGGCTTCATCGACCCGTCCACCGTCACCGCCGTCGGCCGGAACCCGCTCAACAACCGCATCCTGGACACCATCACCGTCCAGCCGGCAGGGGCCCAGCCCCGCACCTACCAGGTCGCCACCATCAACAACGACCCGGCCGCCGAGCAGCCCGGCATCTGGCAGGGCGACGTCTGCGCCTGGCTGTACGACCGGGTCGCCGCCAGCAGCCGCGGCAACCCGTTCCTCCTGCCCGCCCTCGACTGGCTCGACGCCTACGACCAGGTCCTATGGGAACTGCTCGAACGGCAGAAAGCCCTCCGCGCCCACTTCTGGGACGTGGAGGTCGACACCGACGACCAACTAGACCAGGCCCGCACCCTGTGGGGCACCACCGCCCCCCGCTCCGGGTCGGTACGGTTCCGCACCCCGAACATCCGCCCCAGCATCGTCGCCCCCAGCCTGGGAGCGCAGGAGGACGTCGCCGCCGCCCGGTACATGCGGCAGCACCTGGCCGTCGGCGGCGGCCTCGCCCCCCACTGGCTCGGCTCCCCCGAGGACGCCAACCGGAGCACCGCCGAGCAGATGGACATCCCCGTCCTCCGCTCCCTCCAGGACACTCAGGCCGACTGGCGGGCCCGCATCACCGAACTGGTCGAGATCGCCGTCGACGCGAAGGTCGCCGCCGGCTACCTCGACCCGACCCTGCCCCGCTACGACCGCACCGGGAAGCCAGCCACCGCCACCGGCGCCGACGGGGAGTCGCAGGACATCCAACCGGCCCGCCGCCTGTTCACCGTCCAACTCCCGGAGGTCAGGGACGCCCAAGTGCAGACCGCCGCCGCCGCCCTCGCCTCCGTCGCCACCGCGTTCGGCCAACTTGACCTGCTCGGCGCCATCGGCCCGGAGACCGCCCGCATGGTCGTCCGGCAGATGCTCCCCGCCCTCGGTATCCCCCCCGAGGAACTACCCGACGACGAGCAGGACCTGGCCGCCGAGCAGGAGCAGGCGGTCGCCGCCCTGGAGTCCTACCGCCGCTACCGAGGCTAACCCATGCCCGCCACCGGGCCCGACCGCACCTACGCCGAACGGCAACGGCGCGCGAAGGCGGTCAAAGCCTGGGTCGCCGAGCACGGATGGACCTGCCCCGGCTGGGGCGACCAGGACGCCCACCCGAGCCGGGACCTGACCGCCGACCACTGGACCCCCCGCCGGAAAGGCGGCGAAACCGGCCCGCTCCGCATCCTCTGCCGAACCTGCAACGGCAAGCGGGGAGCAGCCGTCAGCGCCGAACTAGCCGAAACCCACCTGTCCGGCACCACCATCAACCCCGCCGAATACCGCCGGGAACTCCTCGCCGCCGTCGCCGCCCTCGAGGACCTGACCGCCCGGCAAGCCGCCGACACCCTCCGCCTCCTCGACCAGGCCCGGAAGGACGTCCTCGCCACCCTCGCCTCCCTACCCGCCGGGAGCCGCAGCCGGGAAATGTGGCAGCGGGCCCTCGAAGGGGTGGATGACACCATCGGCCGCTTCTCCGAACGGTACGCCGCCAGCCTCTCCGAAGCCGTCGCCGCCGGCTACGACCTGGGCGTCGACCTGGCCGCCCGGCCCCTCACCCACGCCATCCCCGGCCTCGAACTAGTAGCCGCCGGCGCCGCCCCCTACAGCCCCGCCCTCCTCGGGCAGATGAGCCCCCAACTCGTCCAGGGGATGACCGACGACCTGCGCCGCCGCATCCACCAGGAGGTCGCCGCCGTCACCCTCGGCTCCAAACCGTTCGATGAGGCCGCCCGGGCGATAGGCCGCAACCTCACCGACCGTAACCACTTCTCGACCATCGCCCACCGGGCCCGGGCCATCACCATGACCGAGGTGGGCCGGGCGCAGGCCCTCGGAACCCACTACGCCCAGCAGGCCCTCGACCGGGCCGTTCGAGCCGACCCGACCCTCCCCTTCACGGTGAGGAAACGGTGGCTCAACGCCCACCTGCCCGGAGCCCGCCAGACCCACCTCGAAGCGGAGGGCCGCTACGCCCCCGGCGGCGACCCCGGCCCGATACCCGTCGACGACCTGTTCCAGGTGGCCGGCGTCGACTGCTACGGCCCCCACGACCCGGCCCTGCCCGCCGGGGAGTCGGTCCACTGCCACTGCGTCGTCGTCACCGTCATCCCCGAACTACAGGACGGCGGCCATGTTGACACCCGCGGCATCAGCCGGGCGGCGGAGCCGACCGTCAAACCGCCCGTCCCGGCTACCGGCCCGGCGCCTACCACCCGGGCCGGGGTGCCCCGCTGGTATCAGCCCGGCCAGGACGCCGCCCTCGACCGGGTCGTCGCCCTCCGCGGGCAGAATCCGCTCAACGCCCGCACCCGCGCCGGCTTCCGCCTCACCGACGACGACCTGCTCACCGTCGTCAACTCGCCGGCCGCTACCGCGCAGCAGCGCACCGCCGCCCGGAAAGCCCTCGCCGCCCGGGCGCCCCTACCCGCCGGAGCGCCCCCGCCAGCCCGGCCAGCGCCGCCGCCAGCGCCGAGGCCGCCGGGGGTCACCTCCTACGGCACCGGCCTCCCCGCCGACACCGCCGCCATCGAGCAGGCCGCAGCCGACCTGGCCGCCACCGCGGAAACCTGGCCGACGGCTAACCGCAACGCCGCCCGCCTCGCCCTCGACCCGGCCAGCCCCGGCGCCGGCGTCGTTGTCGCCCGGGACACCAGCGGCCGCATCACCGGCGCCCTCCGCTACAACGTGGAACCCGCCCAGGTGGTCGTCGAATACGTCGGCGCCTACGGGGAGCAGGGCACCGGCACCGCCCTCATGCGGCAGGCCGCCATCCGGGCCGCCGCCGAAGGGAAACCCCTCACCCTCGTCAGCGGCCCCGAGTCAGCCGACTTCTACCTGCGTCTCGGCATGCGCCGAGTCGAGGGCCGCCAGGGCCGCCTCGCCTTCGACCCGGCCGAGACCCTACGCTTCTCCCTCGGCCAGCCCGTCCGGGCCGCCCCCGCCGCCGCCGACTCGGAACTCGCCCGCATCCTCGCCCGCAAAGGCGACAAGCCCTTCTCGACCGTGCTCTCCAAGCGGCAGGGCGGCGACTACCTGTTCTCCGAAGATGAACTCCGCTACGTCCTCAGCAGCCCCCAAGCCACCGCCGGGCAGAAACGCGGCGCGCAGGGAGCCCTCGACGCCCGCCGCCTCCGCTCCCCCCGCCCCCCGACCGGCACCGGCACCACCCCGACGCCGACGACCGCCGCCGAACGCCGCGCCGCCAGCGCCGCCAGGCCCCGCAGCACCCCGCCGCCCACCACCGACTGGAAGCCGGTCATGGCCCCGCAGGAGGCCGACGCCTGGGCGGCCGGCTGGGAGCAGGGCTCCTACTGGCACGCTACCCAGTTCGCCTACGACATCCGCCTCGGAGGCTTCCAGCCGAGCCGGGTCTCCATGTTCGGCCCCGGCGTCTACGGCTGCGAAACCCGGCAGGGGGTCCGCTCCTGGTACGGGTACGCCAGCCGCGGCCACAGCGTCGGCGTCGACGCCCTCCGGCTCCGCTGGCGGGCCCGCCGCCTCGTCGAATGGGACGACGCCCCCGGAGCCCCCGACACCGTCGCCGGCCTCGTCCACACCATCGCCCGCGGCAACCGGCCCGCCCACTGGACCCCCAGCCACTGGGACAAGGCGAACGCCGCCCACCAGTGGGCGGAGCAGCGCGGCCTAGTCCCCCTCCTCGACGATCTAGCGGCGGCGCTCGGCCGGGTCAGCAGCCCCGCCGAGAAGCACCAGGTCTACCTCGACGTCATGGGCCGGCACGGGTACGACGGCATGCGCGTCACCTTCCCCACCACCGCCGAAGGCAACGTCGCCGCCAGCGCCGGCGGGGAACAGTTGGTAATCTACGACCCGCGCAACGTCGTCGTCGTCGACCCCTTCGCGGGAGCCACACCATGACCGACGGGCACCTGCCCGGCAGCCTCACCGCCGAGGAAGCCGCCGAAGCCATCGACCTCGCCGAACACCTCGAGCAGACCGGCCAGGCCGAAGCGGTCGCCGCCCTCCGCCGCCGGGCCCGGGTGCCCCGCGACTTCCTCAACGGCCTCCGCCGCCTCAACCGGCAGACCCGATAACACCGCCCGCCCCGCGCGCCGGTTACACTCCCCCCGAGCACCCCCGACACCACCCGGGAGGCAACACCACCGGGAGGCATGCCGTGGACCTTGTCACCTACGCCCTCGACCGCCTGAACACCGGCCGCCGAGGCGCCCCCCTCCAACCCGCCGACATCACCGTCGTTCAAGTGCGGGAACGGCCGCCCAGCCGGTACGGGCAGACCTCCGGGGAACCCGTCCCCGAACTCAAAGTCACCGTCCACGAAACCGGCACCGTCATCTACCTCCCCTACCCGGAGCAGGCCGCCAGCCCCCCCACCCTGCCGGCCGCCCCACCCGACCTGGCCGCCCTCACCCTCCCCGCCCTCCGCGCCTACGCCACCAGCATCGGGGTCGACCCGAAGGGCACGAAGCCCGCCCTCCTCACCCGCCTCCAGGAGCACGCCAATGGCTAAGTCGAAGGCCACAGCGAAGGACACCGACGGGTTCACCGCCGCCGACTACGCCTACACCCCGAACCCGGACGCCCCCGGCTCCTGGAAACTGCGCCTCACCTCCACCCCGGGCGGCGACCCGGACCCGGCCATCGTCGGCGCCGCCTGCGCCGCCCTGGGGCCCGGCTTCCGCGGCCAGAAGGTGGAAATCCCCGACGACGACCTGCCCGCCGTGAAGGGCCGTGTGCGGGCCGCCTGGAGGAAGGCGAACCCGGGGAAGGACGACGACGACATGCCCGAAGGCATCCAGGAGGCCACCGACCCCGCCCCCCTCGACGGCCGCCAGGAAGCCGCCGCCCAAGCCTTCGGAGACCCCGAAGCGGTCGAACCCGAAGCCCAGCCCGAAGCCGCCGAGCAGCCGCCCGAGGGGGAACGGTTCACCGAGGCCCTCCCCGGCCACCTCCTCGAATCGCTCGACGGCGGGGAGGGCCGCATCTGGCGGGTCACCCTCATCAAACCGGGCACCAGCCTGAACGGCCGCCGCTACCGGCCCGAAGTCCTCGCCGAAGCCCTCCCCCTGTACGAAGGGGCGAAATGCTTCGACGGGCACCGCACCGGCCCGGAACGGGCCGCCAGCAGCATCCACCGCCTCGTCGGCTGGCATCAGAACGTCGCCCTCGGCGGCGACGGCAGCATCCAGGCCGACCTGCACCTCACCGAGGCCGCCGAGCACGTCCGGCACACCCTCCTCACCGCCTGGAGGAACGGCCGCCCGGACCTCGTCGGCTTCTCCCACGACGTCGTCGGCATCCCCCAACCGGCCGTGGAAGGCGGCCGCGCCATCTCCGACACCGCCCGCATCACCGCCGTCAACTCAGTGGATGTCGTCGCCGACCCCGCGGCCGGCGGCCGACTCGAACGCCTCGTCGCGTCGAGGCACGACCAGGAAGGAACGACCATGGACCCGAAGGAACTCGCAGCGTTCCTCGACGGGCTCTCCGACGAGGACCGAGCCGCCGCCACCGCCCACCTCGCCGCCAGGGCCGCCAGCACCGCGGCGCCGGCGGGAGACCCGGCCCCGGCCGCCGAATCGCTGAGCGCCATCGAGCGCCGCATCGTCATCCGGGAGGCCCTCGAGGGGGTCACCCTCCCACCCGACCTCAAAGCGAAGGTGCAGGCCCGGGCGCAGGCCCTCGCCTCCGAGGCCGCCATCCAGGCGGAGGTCAAAGAGGCCGCCGACCTGTGGTCGGCGGTGCTCGGCGCCCGCGCGCAGGCCCTGCCCGGGCAGGCCACCGTCGAGGTCGGCCAGGAGGCCCTCGACAACCTGCGGGCCGGCCTCGACGGCATGCTCGAAGGGGCCCCCGTCAACGGGGTCAAGCCCTTCCGCAGCCTGCGGGAGGCGCACGCCCGGTTCACCGGCGCGAACCCGCTCCTCGACTCGGAGGACTACGCCCGCCGGGTCCTCGCCGAGTCGGCCGGCGGGGTCGCCAGCGCCGGCCGCCGGCTCACCGAGTCGGTCACCGCGGCCACCTGGTCGAGCGCCCTCGGCGACTCGATCACCCGCAAGGCCATCAAGGACTACCTCGCCGGCGTCGAAGCCTGGGGCGACTGGCGGAAGATCGTCTCCGACATCGTCCCCGTCCAGGACTTCCGCACCCAGCGGAGGGAGGGCTTCGGCTTCTACAACGTGCTGAGCACGGTCGGGGAGGGCGCCCCGTACCCGGCGCTCACCAGCCCGACCGACGTGGAGGCCACCTACTCCGTGTCGAAGAAGGGCGGCACCGAGGACCTGACCCTGGAGGCCATCGCGAACGACGACATCGGCCTGGTGCGCCGCATCCCGCAGCGGCTCGGCCGGAGCGCCGCCCTCACCCTGGCCCGGGCCATCTGGATCACCGTGTTCCAGTCGAACGGCACCATCTACGACTCGGTCGCCCTGTTCGACGCGGCGCACGCCAACCTCGGCACGACCGCCATCGGCACCGACGGGGCCGGCCTCACCGCCGCCCGGAACCTGATGGTGACGCAGACGGCCCCCGGGGAGACCTCCGGCGCCGCCGGCATCCTCCCCCGGTTCCTCTGCTACCCGCCGGAACTGTTCGCCACCGTCCACGCCCTCCTCAACCCGGCGCCGGGACGCACCACGGAGACCCCGTGGACGGGCCTGCAGCCCATCGAGGTGCCCCTGTGGACCGACGCGAACGACTACATGATCGTCGCCGACCCCCGGACCTGCCCGACCATCGAGGTCGGCTTCCTCAACGGCCGGGAGGAACCCGAGGTCATCATCCAGGACGCCCCCGCCGCCGGGTCGGTGTTCACCGCCGACAAGGTCACCTGGAAGGTCCGGCACATCTGGGGCCTGGCCGTCCTCGACTACCGCGGCTTCGTCTGGGAGGAAGTCGCCTAAGCCCGGATAACACCACCCGCCCCGCCGGGCTTCGCAGGCCCGGCGGGGCACCACCACCACCAGGACAACCCGACCCGCAGGAGGGCCGACCATGACAACCCGTGACACCCTGCTCGGCACCCGCCGGTTCGCCGTCTACATCCCGGTCGCCTGGGCCACCGCCGGCACCACCGGGGAGGAACCCGCCCTGCGGGCCCCGATCCGCCTGCAGGTGACCGCCGTCCGGTTCATCGCGAAGGCGGCCATCACCGGCCACGCCACCAACTACGCCACCGTCAGCGTCGAGAACAAGGGCGCCGCCGGGACGGGCACCACCGAGGTCGCCTCCTTCGCGTTCGACACCCCGACCACCGACGACGTCGCCGCCTTCGACGAGAAGGCCATCACCCTCTCCGGCACCGCCGCCAACCTCATCCTGGTGGCCGGGGACGTGGTGTCGATCAAGAAGGCGGTCGCCGCCTCCGGCCTCGCCGTCTCCGGCATCATCATCATCGAGGGCACCCCGGTCGGCTCGTAACCGCCGCCGGCAGGGCAACCCTGGCGGGGCCCGAACCCCCACCCTTTCGGGCCCCGCCAGCCGGCAGAGGGAAGGCACCCCTGGGAGGGACGCCGATGGGTCAGACCCGCACCGCATACGAAACCCGCATCCGGGGACACCTCGGCGACTTCGGCGTCCTCCAAAGGGTGCCAGCCGAACGCATCCCCCTCGCCCTCGAAACCGCCCTCGCCGTCCTGTCGAACGACCGGCCGAGGGAAGCCACCGCCACCCTCACCGGCGACGGCTCCACCTACAACCTCACCCTCACTCAGTGGGTGGACCGCTGGTCCCGGGTCCTCCGCGTCGAGTACCCGACCGGGGAGCGGGAACCCTCCTACATGGAAGCCCGCCGCTGGATGGTCCTCCCCGGCACCACCACCTTTCGCCTCCTCGCCGACACCCCGGCCGTCGGCGAATCCTGCACCGTCACCTACTCCGTCCGCTGGCCCTACCCGGACGACACCACCACCACCGACCAGGTGCCCGCCCCCTGGTTTGAGGCTGTCTGCGCCCTCGCCGCCGCGGAGGCGACCAAGGCGCAGGCCGTCGAGTACGCCCGCCGGCAGTCGACCTTCGTCCAGGGGGACCTGCACACCCTTGACGCCGAACCCCTGTTCACCGCCGCCGCCCAACTCCGCCGCCTCTACGAGCAGATCGTCCTCGGCGCCGCCGGCGAAGCCCGAGCGGGGGCAGGAGCCCCCGCCGGCCCGGTCGGCCTCGCCGTCGAAGATCAGGAGACCTTCTCCCGCTCCCTGTTCCACCGCCGCAGCACCTACACCCCCTGAGAGGCCGACAACAAATGACACCTCCTACCGGCTGGACTTCCGACGAGGAGCAGGACCTACTCGAATCCTGGTTCGCGCGGACGGCGCTGCCCCGCACCCCGACGCATATCGGACTGTTCACCACCCTGCCGACCGCTGACGCCGGGACGGGCGGGGTGGAGGCCACCGGCGGCTCCTACGCCCGGGTCGCCTTAGCCGCGAACGGCACGAACTGGGGGTCGTCCTCCGCGGGCGGGGTCGGGTCGCCCGCCACCATCCAGAACCTGGTCGCGGTCCTGTTCCCGACCGCCACCGTCGCGTGGGGCACCATCGTCGGCTGGGGATACTGGACTGCCAGCACCTCAGGAACACTCCTCTACTTCGGGCCGCTCAGCAGCAACGTGGAGGTGGCCATCAACGACGCCCCCGACTTCCAACCCGGCGCCCTCATCGCGAAACTCGGTGACCCGACCGACACCTACTAGCCATGCCCCTCGGCATCTTCCCGGCTGGTGTCGGAGCGGACGACTGGCACACCCGGTCGGCAGACTCCTACTTCTCCGCGGCGGACACCTACCTGCGGTGCGGGAAGTGCTCGGGCACGGTCATGGCCGTCCACCTCGACGGGACGGGCGACTGTGTCACGTCGAATCTGACGACGGCCATCACCGGGGACTTGGATGTTCGGGTGCGATGCACAGCGTTGGACTGGACCCCTGCTTCGGCGCAGTACCTTGCCTCCCATGCGGTTGATGCCACTCATTTCGGCTGGGGTCTGCGACTGCTTGCGACCGGCGCCCCGGACTTTCTCTTCACTGTAAACGGCTCCACTTTCATCCAGCATCTTTGTACGGCGAGTCTGCCCGGCGTGGTGGACCGTGTGACCGACATTTGGGTCAGGGTCACATTTGACGCCGACGACGGCGCGGGCAACGCCGTGACCAAGTTCTACACCTCGTCCGACGGCTCCACCTGGACACAGTTGGGGTCGACGGTGACCGACGCTGCGGGGCCGTACACCCTTTACTCGCCTGTGGGAACAGGCATGAAGGTGGGGGCTTACACGGCGGCAGGGCTGGGGGGTTTGCCTGGCCGCTTCTACTCGGCGGAAATCCGCGACGGCATCGGCGGCACCATCGTCGCCTCCCCCGACTTCACCACCTGGGCTGCCCAGCAGACCTCGAAGGCCGACGCCCAGGGGAACACTTGGACCCTCGTGGGCAACGCCTGGGTGGGGATGGGCGGCACCCTCAAAGCCGGGTTCCGTGTCCCCTCCGTCACCATCCCGCAGGGGGCACGGATACTCAGCGCCCGCATCATTCACCGTGGAGTCGCCGGGTACTCGCAGTCGATCACGCTGGGGGACAAGATTCTGCGGTTCTACGCGGAGGACACCGACAACGCCGTGGCCCCCACCTCCTACGCGGAGGCGGAGGCGCTCACCCTGACCTCCGCCTACCTGTATTGGCGGGACCTCCACGGCATCACGGGCACCGTGGATTACCAATCCCCGAACCTGGCGGCGGTGATTCAGGAGATCGTGGACCGGCCCGGCTGGGTGTCCGGCAACGCCATGCAGATCGTCGCCCAACCCGACCCGGCCTGCGGCGACTGGAACGCCTTCGACCTTGTGGCGAAAGACGCCGCCCTCTCACCGCCCGCCCTGCAGATCATCTGGACGACCGACCCGAACGCGGTGCTGGTCGCCAAGATGATCGAAGTCGCAGGCGACTCAGGCGCCTGGTGGGGCTCCTCTTTCGCTGCGGGCATCTGCTACTTCGGCAAGACAGCGACGACACCCTACGGCGGGTTCGTCCGCATCCCCATGTGCCCCATCCCGAAGGGCTCAACCGTCCATGAGGCGTGGCTGGCAGGTGGGATGCTCGGCCAAGTCACGACAGTCAACGCGAACGTCTACGGCAACGACACCGACAACGCGGTAGCCCCCACCACCGCCGCCCAAGGGGAAGCCCTCGCCCTCACCGCCGCGGTTGCCTGGAACGCCATACCGGCCTGCCCCGTCGCTAGTTACTACAAGGGGCACGGCTGCCAAAGCCCGGACATCGCTGCACCGTTACAGACCATCGTGAACCGGGCCGGATACGCCTCCGGCAACGCCGTCCAGTTCGTCCTCCGCGACAACGGCTCCTCCACCTATGCAAACCGAGGCTGGTACGGGACAGCCTACGGGCTGCCCGGCCTGATAACCCTGTGGGCGATCATCACCCCACCCGCCAACACCGCGGTCACCAACGTCGTCGGCCAAGGCGAGGACACCTACTACTGGACCGGGGCAAACGGCTGGTACGGCATTCAGGTACAGATGGGCAAGAGCGGTGCTACTTCGCTGAACACTATCCTGCGCCGCCGACTCCGGGTGCCCCGCGGGGCGACCATCCTCACCGCCGTCCTCCGGCAACAGTCCATCAGCACCCTATCCGCCGCCACCTGCAACGTCAGAGTGCGGGCCGTCCTCCAGGCGGACAACTCGACCGACCTCACCGCCGCCACCGCCGCCGACCTCGCCGCCCTCCCCCAAACCGTCGCCTACGTCGACTGGAACGCTCTCGCCGCCCAAACGGCCAACGTCGGGGTCGCGTATGCGGACATCGCCGCGGTCATCCAAGAGATCGTCCTCCAAACCTCTTGGGCGTCAGGCAACCGGATCGCCCTGCTCCTGCTCGACAACGGCTCCTCGACCAACGCCTACCGCAACTTCCCGAACATCTACATTCACTCGGTTGTCCCCTGGCTGGAAGTCACCTACGCCCTCCACATGGCCGGGACCGGGCAGGCGGCGGGGCAGCCGGTAGCCGCGACGACCCTCAGACGCCGACGCCTCACCGGGAGCGGAAGGGCCGCCGCGCAGCCGGTAGCGGCGTCGGTTCTCCGACACCGCCGCATAGCAGCCGACGGCCAGGCGGCCGGGCAGCCTTCTGGCCGGCTCACCCGCACCTTCCGAACCTCTGCCATCCCCCGGCCGGCCCAACCGCCTACCATCGCCCGGCCGGCCCAACCGTCTGTCATCGCCCGGCCGGCCCAGCCGTCTACCATCCCCCCCGACTAAGGAGACCGCCGTGACCGAAACCGTCGCCTGGCTAGGGGAACTCGGCGCTGTCGGCGGCATCCTCCGGCCCCTCTACCTCACCCTCCAAAGACTCGGCGCGACCTGGGACCTGACCGGATACACCGCCCCCCAACTCCGGGTGTGGGACCTCCTCACTAACACCGTCCTCACCCTCACCGGCACCGCCGCTATCGCCAGCCCCGCCACCTCCGGGGTCGTCTCCTACACCCCCGGCACCGCCGACCCTATCTACGCTGCCGCCGGCATCTACGAAGGCCGAGTGTGGCTCACCCCGCCCGGCGGCGGGGCGAAGGAACCCTCCGCCCGCTTCCGCTACTCGATAGGCCCCGGCCCCGGAGCGGCCTGATGATCAAAGCCCGCCTGGTGCCGAACACCACCGGCCCCGCCCTGGGCCGGGCCCGCCGGGCCATCCCGGGCCGCATCGCCGTCCTCGTCCACACCGTCCTCGAGCAGGCCCGCAGCAGCATCGTCGAACGCACCCCCGTCGGCTTCTCCCGCACCCTCCGCGGCGGATACCAGGTCACCATGACCCGCATCGGCCCCACCAGCGCCCGCGGGGTGCTCTCCAACCCGACCCCCTACCACGACATACGGGAACGGGGACGCCGCCCCGGGAAGCGGCCCCCCGTCGCCGCCCTCATCCCCTGGGTCGGCTCCAAGTTGGGGATCCCGCCAGGCCCGGAACGGGAGCAGGTCGCGTTCGCGGTGGCCCGCAAGATCGGCCGCAAAGGCTACCGGGGGGCCCACATGGTGCGGGACGGCTGGCGGGAAGCCGAGACCGTCATCAGCCCCATGCTCGCCAAAATGGGTTACGCCATCGTCCAGGACATCGACCGATGAGCCACGCCGCCCAACTCGCCCGCATCGCCACCCTCGTCGAAGGGGTCACCGACGTCGGCCGGGTCCACACCTGGCCCCGCTACGGGGACGCCGCCGAACACTGGGTCACCACCATCGACGGGGAGCCGCAGGTCCGCGCCTGGGAGATCGGCCTTGACGAGTCCGGCATCCAGGCGCTGCGGCACACCGAGGTCCACGTCGCCCACTACATCAACTGGCTCATCCGCGGCTACCTCGGCCTCGACGACCAGGCCGCCGCCTACAACACCATCATCGCCCTCGCCGAAAGCATCCGGGCCGCCCTCGAGGGGGACACCACCCTCGCCGGCACCTGCCTCAACATGGTCGGGGAGAACGGCGGGGTGCCCGACGTGTCGGAGCCAGGCACCGTCGAGATTGGCAGCGGCCCGCTCTGCTGGACCGTTACCATCCGGTTCACAACCTACGAACTCTGAGAGGGAGCCCCGATGACACCCGCGAAGCCGAAACCCGACGAGCCCCGGCAGGTGGTCGGCATCCACCGGGGCCCCGACCGCTACTGGCCACACCTCGGCCGCACCGTCTCCGACGGGGAGGAAGTGCCCGGACTCACCGCCGAGCAGGTCGAAGCCGCCTACTACCTGGAGCCGCCGAAGGCGGCCAGCCCGAAGGAGCCGTGATGCCAACCGACATCTACTCGCCCGCCAACGCCAACGCCTACGTCGGGTTCGGGAAGCAGGCGGCGAAAGGCTCCGCCATCGCCCCCTCCTACTTCGCCGCCTTCCTCGGCGGGGTCGAACTAAACCCGAACGCCGGCATGAGGGTCATCCGGGAGGGCGGCACCGGCCCCTACATCGCCCGGCACACGAAAGACCTCTACGTGCCCGGCCTCAAGTTCGGCTGCGCCGCCCGCCCCATCCTCGCCGGCGCCATCCTCGCCTTCCTGCTCGGCGACGACACCATCAGCGGCGCCAGCGACCCGTACACCCACACGCTCACCGCGGCCACCTCGAACCTGTGGCTCACCCTCGAACGCAACGTCGACGACGACCTCATCGAACGGATCGTCGACTCGGTGCTCACCGAGGTCACCATCGACATCCGCAAGCGGGACC